CCTCGAAAAGGAAATTGGAATGGACACGGTACTTGCGACTTTAGGAAAGTTCTTCATCACAGGTCTTGGCTTAATTGCCATGCTTGTAATGGTTGGATCTGTCCTATTTTCGGTTCGTTACCTTGTCGACTTCATTTCACCTTCTCGGGGGGCCTCTTCTGAGTCGGTACCGGTAACACCGGCACCTTCTCAACCTTCCCTTATTTCTAAGGGGAGGTGGCTTGTATGACGTCAGGGTCTATTATCTTTGACCGATCTCCACAATCGAAATATTATAAAACCTGGGACGGGACTAACTACCCCGCAACTCCAGCTAGTAATTTATTTCAAGCATCGTGGAAGAAGATTGACCTGGCTATCGAAGAGGCTGAGCGCACGAAAGTGCGCAACCGCCTCGGATATAGCTATGGTCGCATCTGGGAGAAGCGGAGGGTTAAACCTCGTACTTCTCTCGTCGATCATCCCTATGACATGCTGCTCGAGTTCTGGATGGACTCCCAAGGAATTTGGAATGTCTATGACTTTTACCCGCCTTACCAACTTGTTGGTACGTCGGTGTATTGGTTTCGACAACTCTATTCCAGCGGGTATTCCTCCAATTTCTCGACTGCATGGAATGCGAACGATACGATCGCGTTGCAGGGTAAGCTTCGGGAAAAAATCATTGGATCCGACTTTGACATGGGTGTCTTTCTCGGAGAGGGCCGCGAGGCTCTTTCTTTGATTGCCAATTCAGCCAAGAGGATCTATGATGCATACCGAAGTTTCCGTCGACTGGACGTTAAAGGAGTTTCTGTGGCCCTCGGAGCCTCCCACAGAGATGTGGAGAGAGCTTTTAAAAGGTCACGGATGCCTCTTTCGCCGACAGCCGCTTCTCGCCAAGCCGCCCAGGCCTGGTTGGAACTGCAATATGGGTGGATGCCACTGCTTAAGGACGCTGAAGGTGCTGCGCAAGCGTTAGCGCAGCAGCTCAACGAACCTGCAGTTCAGACCTACCGGGTTAGGATGAAGAAGCCTATCACTGCGACACCTCTCTCTTCTAACATTAAGACCTTCGACTTCGACGGGCTTGCCCGTGGTCAGTTGATAGGCCGTGTGAAAGAAGTGAATGTGCCTGCTCTAAATGGGTTGATCGATCCTTCCTCTGTTCTGTGGGAGCTCACGCCGTGGTCATTTGTTGCCGATTGGTTTATTCCAATCGGTAGCTATCTGTCCGCTCGTGGTCTCGCACAATCAGTCTCCGGTACGTTCGTTACGACAATTTCGAAGCGCGAAAGCTTCTTTGCACAGTCTGGTGTTCCGACAGGGAGTCCTCAGAACGAACTTGTTCGAGAATTTAACTATCGACATCTGAAAGTGCAAGTCCAACGAACCGTGTCGTCTTCCTTAAACACTCCTTTTCCTCAGTTTAAACCACTGAAGGATGTAGTGTCTTGGAAACACGCCGCCAACGCCGTGGCTCTATTAGTGACTAACTTCTCCGGAGGTAAAGTCGCCGATAAGAGAAAGCTCCTGCCTTCCCACAAAGGTAACCGTTAGGAATTGACAACGTATGTCAGCTATTGCAAATATCGCCGTCTATGATGGCGCAGCGACTCCTGTTCTGCACACCCTTGTGCCTGTTTCCGTCACGAGAGATCGTGGCGGGATTCTGGCATATTGGCGCGAACAGCTCGCTTCGGTCCCCACGGAAGCTCAAGTTTGGGCAACCATGAAGCTCGACACCCTGAAAGGCGGTGTCGTGCGGGCCGAGATCACCGTCGGTGTTCCCGTGATGGAAACAGTGACGAATCAAAATGCAGCAGGCTATACTGCCGCCCCAAAGGTTGCATATATGGACAAGAATGTGTGGACTTCGTTCCACCATCCGCGTTCCACTATCACCTCCCGGCGGTTGTGTCGTCAGCTCCTGACGAATATCAGCAACAACATCTCTACGAGTGTTGCAGCTGCGACGTCAGGCCCGGCATCTGAACTGATCGATAGTCAGGTAGCTCCCACCTAAGTCGCGAGACCGTGGTTTGTCCGCCATGCGGGCACTTATAACTCTTATGGAGTTCATCATGCGCGTTAAGCGTTGGGATGAGACCTTGTCATCAGACAGTTCTAATCTGATTCTCTCTGCTCTGTCAGACCGCCATCTTCAAGAAATTGACGATGGCCGCATTAAATCCGACCTATCGAAGCTCCTAGCGGAGCAAGATTGGAAGGGTTTATGTACCTATGAACTAACCCTTGAAACGGACGTTCGGAGTTATTCAAACGCACGGCAGATCTTAGCATTTTTCCAAAAACGCTCTGACCTGTCTTTCGCGGATGTTGACCCGAAAGCCGTCGCTTGGGATACGTTCATAGAGGCCGC